GAACAACAGCTTGTTCTAGTGTAAAGTCAACTAAGATACCGTTACCTGAAAAAGCAGTTTTTGTTCTATTAGATACAAACCTACTAGGTGATGAGTTTCCTATATATGCCATTCTATCTCCTATTCACTAATAGTATCAACTGCTGAGACAACAACATCAAGTGAATTTGTTACACTTGACTTCGCTTGTAGTTTATCACCTGTTTGTAATATTATTTTTGAACCACCATCTATTAACTCTAATGCACCACCGACAGGTATAGGTGCAGATTTAATTAAGTAAGCTGTTACAGTACCACTATTGTCAGTAATAGCTACGTCTACAGTTATCTGTGCAGTGTGCGTATTAGCCATCCGTATACCAACTATTGCATCATCACTATTTGACGTAGCTCTTATATCTACAAGAGATGCATCTATGTCTTTGGTAATGGTTCTTTCAAAATCTTGTGCCATTTCTTTTTCCTTATGTTATATAATTATACTCGGTATTGCTTATTTTGTCAAGTAAAATCTTATTATAATGCTATTGCCATAGCTGTGGCAAAGCCTTTACTTGCTGCTGAACCGACACTGCTATCTACGTAGGCTTTAATAGATTGCTGTGATGCTATGCCTGTTGCACTATTAGAAGACATATCATCTTCATCTACGAAACTTTTACCTGCTAGTATATTTAACTCTGCTGCAGTAGAAGTTACATTAGTACCACCTATATCAAGTGTAGTCATAGAGACTTCACCTGCTACAGTAACTACACCACTAGCTAATGTAATTAAGTCTGTGTCACTTGTATGACCTATTGTAGCTCCATCCATTGCTATATTGTCAACGGTTAGAGCCGTTAGTGTTCCTAGTGATGTTACGTTAGCTTGAGCTGCAGTTTGTAATGTACCTGTGACATTTGTAAAGATTGCATTACCTGCTGTACCACTAAATACTTCTGAAGAGTTAGATGCATCTGCTATAAAAGTAAAGGCACTCGCACTGTCATCCCAACCAAAGAAACCTACTTTAGCTGCAGAACCATTGTGATATCTAAACTCAATACCTCTATCTTTGTTGTCATCTGAACCCGGAGCAGAATCACCACCTAGAGTGAAGATAGGGTCATCTATAGTGACTGTTGTGCTATTCACGGTAGTGGTAGTACCATTCACTGTTAAATCACCACCTACGGTTATTGCACCTGTGGTAGTAATGGTATCTATGTAAGCATCTTTCCAACGTACACCTGTTGTACCTAAGTCTACATCACTATCTGTTTGAGGACCAAAGATGCCATCAGCTACATATACTTGTTCAGCATTAGCAGCATAGAAGTGTATCTCATCGGCTGTCTCAAAGTCTATCTTTGTTTCGTTGTCTTCACCAATCTTTATATCTGTTGCAAGTAAAGATGTAATACCTGTCTGTGCTGCATCTATTGCAACGTCTATTGTATTGTCAGCATCTTGATATGTAACAGTAACACCTGATTCAGTATTACTTGAAAACATAGCTCCTGCTGTATCAGATATAACTTCAGATAAAGCTACTCCACCAACTGTTATAGCATCTGCTTCTAGTGTTCCATCAAAGTCACCATCTACAGCATCTACGTTACCTTTAAATATAGTAGCAGTAACTGTACCTGTACTTGGATTGTAAGAAAAGTCTCCATCAGATTCTAAACCGACATTACCTGTTGCAGAAGCATCTTCTATAAAGGGTATTAAGTTTTCTTCATTTGTATTTTCATTATCAGCAACACTAACATGATTCGCATTTGTTGCTGTTGTAACTGTTGTTCCTGCTATCACTGTAGCTAAAGCTGTACCATTAACTGTAATAGCATCAGCTTCTAGTGTACCATCAATGTCTGCATCACCACTAACGTCTAGTGACCCTGCATCTAATTCACCTGAAAGAGTTATGTTTCTAAATGAAGATACATCTTTGTTTGCATCTACTGTAACTGTTTTACTTGCAACAACTGTACCTACAGATGCACCTGTGTCATTGTAATTTAATTCGTCAGTCGTAACTGTAGCACCATCTAGTATCTCTAGTTCAGCTTCTGATATTTCAGCAGAACCTATAGTTACTGTTCCTGCAAAAGTAGTATTAGCACCACTAAATGTTACAGCAGTTGTACTGCCTGATTTAAGTATAAGATTACCTGATGTATTAGTAAGTGAACCAAACTGTGTTCCATTATCTTTTAAGACAACATCCCCACCGTCTGCATCTAGGGTTATATCTCCTGCCGCATCTAAAGTAACACCACCAGCACTAGCTAGTTTAATTGAATCAGCACTTGTGCCATCAGATACTAAGTCTAAGTCACCGTCTGCATTACTGAATATATAAGTACCTGTATCATTGAAGTAAAGTTTTTCAGTGCTATTAAGCATGACATCATCATCAAATCTAAAATGGTCATCCTCAGTACCACTATTATCGTGACCTATCCATCTTAAAAGTCCATCTCTTTCTTCACCATCAAAAGTTATAACAACGTCTTGATTAGTTGTACCTGCACCTATTGTTACTGTATTACTTGCAAGTGAAGTAATAGCACCACCATTACCTGTAGTACCATCATGCGAGTGTCCACTGCTTGCGGCAAAAGCTGCAACTAGCTGGTCAAACTCTTCATTGGTGTGAGCTGCTTGTATAACGTCACCATCAGTGTACGTTTTTTGTCTTACATAATTATCACCCATTTATCTTCTAGCTCCTAGTTGATATTCTAATTGAAACCCTTTTAATGAATAGGGTGCAGTTGTACCACCATCATTCACTCTTAATGCTACAGCAAATCCTGAACCCTCTACTGACTGCCTAACTAAAGGCTGTGATGTACCACCATATGTAGGTGTTCCATAAACAGATGTGCCGTATATAGCAACAACATCTGTAGAATCTAAAGGATAGGCTGATGGTCTTGGAGAATCTTTATCTTCATAATCATACCTAACAAACAAGTCAGCATCTACAGCTGCTTCAGGGTTATAATTAACAATAACTCTTTGCATATGCTTACGTATTCCGGGGTCATTAAATGTTAAGTCAGGACTTCTATAACGACCTAATATACTAGTGCCATCAAATGTATTACCTGATTCTTGTCTGTATATATACCCTGTTTGATATGCACCGTGTAAAACTATTACATTACCTTCTGATACAAAGCTGTCTGTACATGCAGGTCTTATGCCTACTATTTCAGAGAACTCAAACTTCTGTCCTTTGAGTACACATATAATACCTTTAGTTTGATTTTCTCCAACACTTGACTTAGTAAAGAATATTCTGTATTGTGTCTTATCAGTTATAACTGCCGACTCAAACTCTGTAGCATTAGCTATGTTATCATTAAAAATAGACTGCACGTTAGAACTTATAGTACCCAATTCAACGTCACCAATTCTTGCAGTACCAGCAACTGTTCTTAATCCATCAGGACCTAAGAATATTAAGTCACCTGCAAATTCTTGAATTGTATCACCATTGATACAGCCTATGTCTCTTGTTACGTCTGATACTGCAAAGTTAGCTTCTGAACTACCTGACAGTTTAAATATTCTAGTTTCACAAAATATAAATAAATTATCACGGAAAACTTTAATTCCAGTTATCTCATCATCAACTTTAAAACTACCTGCTCCAATAGATACTTTAAGAGAGCCTTCTTGAAATGGCGAGCTAAATACAACTTCTTGTTTGTTTGCACTCATACCTGCATAAAACATATGGTTTTTAAAAGCAGCAACATGTTTAGCACCTGCTACAGCAGGAGGAAATTGGTCTGCTACTAACGCACCAACTGCATGGTCTGCGGCAACACTGCTTGATGTTGCTCTATCGACACCTGTAAAAGTTGTGCTAGTTTTACCTGTGTAAGTAAATAATTCATCACCTATAAGTAAAGAGCCAGAGCTATTAAATTGAGATGTATCAGGAACTGTTATAGTACCTCCACTAGCACCTCCTCCTGTACTCATACCTGTACCTGAAGCAATAGCTACAAGCAAGGATGTAGATTGTCCTGTACCCACAGTATCTACAGCAATATCTGCTGCAGCTAAACTAGAATTAAATACCGTAGGTGCATTTGCACCATCTACTACTATTATTTTATCTGTGCCATCAAAGTTAAACCGTTCAAAGTTATACTTACCTGCACCTGTTCTGCCACTATCTCTACTAGTCCACGATGAACCACCCGGAGTCGCACTAAATATACTAGTACCTCTAGCTGCTAATACAACATCACCAAAAGTTGCTACCATAAGTACCTTTTCAGCAGAACTAGATGTAAAAGGTACAACTGCTGACACATACTTTGAATAACCATTTATTCTTCTGTAGCCACCATCAACAGCAGGTTCAAAGTTTCTCAACTCTAATGCTTCACCCGGTTGCATCATAAAGGTAGA